CCGGTGCCGCCGGTCAATGATCAGGTACAGGATCGAGATGGAATATTCCGTCGTCTTCTCGGCGCCCATGTCGTCCAGGATGAGCAGCGTCCGGGATGTGTAGTATTCGGCCAGGTCATCTTCCGTCTGGGTGGCGTTATCCCTGAACGTCGCCCGGATCTTGAGCAGCAGCTCCGGCACGGTGATGAACGCGGCAGAACGGTCGGTTTTCAGGAATTCGTTAAGCATTCCAATAACCAAATGCGTTTTACCAACCCCTGTTGATCCCATCAGGAGGAGACTGTCGTCTGTGCGAACATAAGCCTGCATGGTTTTAACCAGAGCGTCGTTGCCCTGGTAATTGTCGAGGCGATAGCTTTCGTATGTGGGCGGCACTCCGGACGCTCTCAGCCAGTTCACCTTTCTGGGGACATCATCCCCGTCCGGCATGGCAACCACATTTGTTTTTTCCATGGATCTCATCTCCTTAGAACCGGTGATCGATCGGATACGGCATGCCGTCGCTTTTGGCGAGGCCTGCGGTTCCGGGTGCCGGAGCTGGCCGGGCCGTAGCGTTTTGCTGCCCATTGCCCCTGCGGGCGTTGTCATAGAACCCTTCAAGTACCTTAATCATATTGGTGGGCCGGATCAGCCACTCCAGGGTGCAAGTGAAGGGGCTCTTCGTTAATCCCATCAGGAAGTTGGCTCGCCTTACCTGGAGGAAGTAATCTTTCCACCACGTCAGGTTCTGCCTCTCCGCCTTCTCTTTCCACCTCCCCTTGAGGAGAGCCCGTCTGGCCTCCGACCATTCCTTTATCTCTGGCAGTTCGGGGAGAACAGAGTGAAACAAGGCCACGATATCGAGATGAGGGCACGGGTCGCCTGCCGGCTTGCCCGGGACACCTGTGTCGCCAGTCGGATGGGTCCCCGCGGAATCCTGGGGTAAAGATCCAAGCTTCTGGGCCCGGAACTCCGATCTCCTTCGTGCTTCGTTCACTGCTGTAACAAAATCGTCGCTCCAGATTATCTTTTGTGCCCACAATTCCGGATCGATGACTTTCATGGCGGCCAATTTGTCCAGGATCGCGGTTGTGTCCGCCTCGGAGATGCTCATCTTGGCCCGGAAGAACTCCCAGTTGGAGGAAGACCGCAGATCAATGCAGCAATTCTCCGCCTTGCCCAGGCTGTTCCACAATTTGCAGGCAACAGCGTACCCGGCATTACCCCATTGCTGCTCGATCACGAAAAGCGTGTCGTCACAAAAACAGGGCAGGCTGGTGTTCTTTGCTTTAGCTTTGGTCATCAATCATGTACTCTGTGCAGTTAAGGTTCGTAATCGGTTCCGCCCTCGTTATCGTCGCGGGAGGTGTATCTGGATGTAACCGTCCATTCGGTGCCAACCGGCAAGCTGCGCTTTACCTTTTGAAACTTTTTGTACGGGATCAAATCGGTCTGGCCGTCCGGGTATATCAATTCTACTTGTTTGTCCGCCGACGGACACTGGCTTTCAAACTGTTTTTGCAGACACCAAGTTAAAATGCTTGTAAATTTCGCATTGGACCGCTTGACGTTGAAAGTTCGTACCGCCTCATAAACCGCGAGATATGCCTGATTGACCAGATCCTCCCTCCCGCTGACGGCGTCCAGCTTTTCGTACCGTCGGACGCAGGCCTTAATCAATGGCATGCAGCGCGTATACATGTTGGCCGTTTCCACCTTCAGGTTTTTCAGCCCGGAAGCCTTCCTCTCGGCTTCTTTTTTTTCCTGCCCGTCCCAGTAGTTATTGATGTCGGTCCCGAGCGCCTTGAGGGCTGCGTTGCCGTCTGCGTATATGTCTATTTCCGAGCTCGCAGCTTCCATGGAGTCTTGCCCTTCGGGGTCTTCTGCCTGGCCAGTGTCTGGGAATTTACCTTTCTTATTTGCCACCATTGCCCCCTTCCATCGTGTCGATAGGAATCTTACTTGCCGGCCTGCCGGCCTTACGGGGTTGGCCGTCCGGGTATGCTTTGGGCCAGATCTCCCGGGGCTCCGCGCCGAGACACGAGGCCAACTTGTTCATGATAGGGTGAGACACAGCCTTCCCTTCGATCACTAAATGCACGGCGCTGGGGTTGACCTTCATCTCCCTGGCGATCCCTGACTGGGTAACTTCAGCGGTCAGCATCGCGATCCTTATGTCTGTCGGGGTCCATAATTTCATATAATTCAATCTTATAAGTTATTTTATTAAATCATAACTGAATTTTATTACATTGTCAAGAATAAAATTAATTAACGGTTTAATTTTTTGAAATCGGGTTTAATTTTTTTATGTTGATTCTTGAATTCAATTCTGGTAAAGGGGCAAGGTATGTGATTCCGCATATATGGAGGATGGAAAGTGGACGAACTATTCGCGAGGTTTGTCTGGGCGCTCGACGCCATAAAGGTAGACATCGAGCGAGGCCTGCACGATAAAAAATTAGCTGCGGCGTTGGGAACGAATTTCAATACACTCCAGAAATATCGCAAGCAAAAGGGGCTATTGAAGGGAGAAGTGCTTCACAAGCTCGTTCATGTATATGGATTTAACCCGCAATGGCTGATGAAGGGAGAGGGGGAGCCATTCCCTGGCGCGAGAAAGAAGTACCCGGCCATTTGCGGCGCAGAAAACGGGCTGGAGAGGCAATACGCTTACTTGCCGGAAAGGTTTCGCATCCCGGAGCAGATCACGGGAAGAATAGCAGACAATGGTGCGGTTGAGAGCGAAGAGTCGGAATATGCTTTCCGGGAAGACCGGCGCACGATGGGAAAAGGGGTTCCGGCGACATCTTTGTGCCTGATGAAATATTCCGGTGACGCAATGGAACCCACGTTTTTGCCTGGCGACATGCTGAAGATAAGCACGGCCTGCAAGGAGATCTCCCCTGCCGGAGGATTGTACGCCCTTACTGCGGGCCAGGAAATAATCATTCGCCGTGTCCAGGACATGCTCAGGGACGGCGAAGAAGAGGGCCTTAAAATCGTGTGCGACAACCCTCGGTACGAGCCGATCATGACTACGCGAGCGCGTATAGATGTTTTCGGAAAAGTGATCTGGTGTGCCCGGAATTTTTAGGGTAACCGGCAAAACATCGTTAATACAATAAAAAAAAGCCCCGGCGATTGCTCGTCGAGGCTTTTTTTGTTTTTCCCTTGCGGGTTTAGAACCACGCGCCGCTGAGGGGTGGACGGCTCATCCATGAACGGATTTCCGCATGGATCTCCTTGGCCGCTCCTGCGATCTCTTGCAGGAAAAGCGGCAGATCTGTGGTGTCTGAACTGACCTCGGGGCGCAATGCCCAGTAGTCACAATAGTCGCTATACACCACCTTCTGGCAATCAGGGGGAAGATCGTCGTAAGTGATCTTCTTCCCCAGGTGGCCATAGGCAGGCTTGTCGATGGGATTGCTGTACGTGTTGTGCTGACAGAAGCCCTGCGGGTGGAACGGCGTGCTGGACATGGCGAGCACTGGTTGCCCCTCCACGCCGAACTTGTCCGCATGAGTAAAAACAACCGTATACCGGTCATAGGATTTTCCGCCATCATCGTAAACTCTGATATAGCGGGGCTTCCCACCAGGCAACAGGTTGGAAATTCTTTGCTTGAAAGTCATCGCGTTTTTCTCCTTTCGGTAATTGGTCAGGCCATCAAATCCACAAACAGCCCGGGGGCTGCCTGCTGGCGATTAGAGGCGAACGTCTCGAAAACGCCGGGGCTGACTTCCTGGCATTCGAGAATGATTTCTGCGTCCCGGGAACCGGGGTTTTCCGTGCTGCTCATCAATTGTTTCAGATAAGCCGCCCGGTAGGGGTCGTAGGTTTTGGCTGCGGGACGGGCGTAGGACGCACCTCCGGCTTTGTGGGCGATTAATTTCATCGCGATTTTCTCCTTTCGGTAATGAGAAGACCCCCGCCAGGAGCGGCTCTGCAAAAGCAGCCACTTCCAACGGAGGTCTTTGGGGTTACATGCACTGAAACACAAAGGGCGGTGAAAACCCCACCCTCCGGAATCAGGTTATGTATTTATTGCGGGCTAAGCCGCCTTTTTTAGAAAGGCCGAAGTGTCTCCTTTCTGCAGGGCTGTAATCTGCGAGGCTGCGAAAGCCTGCGTCATGCCCTGCATCTTTTCGAGGACAAGATCCCCGGAGAGTCCGGCCTTTATGCCCAGCTTGATAAGGGCAGCCTGCTGTGCCGGCTGGATTAAGACTACCCCTCCCGTCCCGGTTGTAGCCGGACTGGGTGGTTTAGCTTCTTCCTGCTTGGGCGCCGCGGGGGCTTCCGGCTGTTTGGTTTCCGCCTGTGCCGGGGGTTCCGGTGCAGCTTCCGCAGTTTCCTGCGCTGGCGGTTCGAAGTGGGGGACATCACCGGGTTCCGGCGATACGACCACTTCTGCCACTGCTTCGCCTTCCGTTTCGACCGGAGCCTCTGCATCGATTGCGGGGGTTTCGGTTGAGGAGGCTACTTCTGTTGAGACCTCGAGGCTGTCGACCAGCGCATCCTCGAAGATAGAAACACTATCCGCGGGGGGAGGCATGGCGATACTGGCCGTTGCTGCCAATACCCGCTGGTTGTCTGCCCGGAGAGAAGCGATCTTGTCCATGTCCGCGTCAGCCAGAATGAGCTGGAGCGGATAATGGGTTGACTTCTTCCCGTCTTTATTGGTTTCCCTCGGAATCCTTTTGAGTTTCAGAGGGATCATTGCGAATCTGCCAACCAGAGCCTGGATGTAATCCAGCCCCGAGTTAACGTCAACGATGCTATTGTAGCTGCCCATGTCAATCTGGTAAACACCGCCAGCGTTGATTTTCGGCAACATTACCATCAGGTGGGCACGGCGGGAGCACTCGGGCTTGGCCTTGCTTAACTGATCACAGGGGCAGGTGTGTTCCTTCATAACACCCGCAACCTCGTCCATCCTCATGGCGGTTTCACCGTTGCCGATGCACCGCAACCCCTTGGCCGTGTACCACTTGTATGCTTGTGGGAAAACGGTTTCGAGGTCATTCAGAGGAATGATAACGTCGAGCTCGGTAGGCTTGTCGCCATAAACAGCGGCGATTTCCGTAGGGACGACGAAATACTCGACTTCCTTCGGATATTCCTTTCCGGCTGGGGTTTTTGCTTTGATGCCCAGGCGAATCTTGCCCAGGCGCGGCAGGCGCCTCTTGTCACTGAGATCCTTGATGCGGGTAAAGTTCCCGCGGAAGGCTGTTGTCATACTACTCCACTCCTTTCGGTAATTCGGATGACCTCTGTGGTCTTCTCGTTCTGAGCCGCCGCAAGAATGGCCGGCGGGATCAGCTTCAGGTCGGTGCTCGTTTTCGATTGAAACGAAATTTTCACCGACATGCCGTTCGCTTTTGCGCAAAAAGCGCCGTTGGTGTTCAGGTACACCTTGAGATCCTTCTTCAAGCTGTCCTGTCTTTTCTTCAGAGTGAGCATCGCATCAGAGACTTCCCTGTATTCTTCCGCCTTTGCGAGCGCGGTAGCGTCCAGCTTGACCTCCTGGTGATACTCCCGCTCGTAACCCTCGTAACAAGGATCGATAAACGGGCAGTAATCACACTGCCAGTCCGAGCTTTTGTCGTACTGCCGGCCAGGGAGTGTTCCCGCAACCCGGTGTACTTCGACTTCCGCAAAGCGCTCGAAAGCGCCTGCGTAAAGACCGTGAAACTCAATCGGCCCTGCCATGTGCGTACCGTCCGAGCCCATCAGGTGCTTGACCGTCAGGATGTCGGTGGCCGGGTCGAAGTCCAACAAGAATTCCAGATATGCTGCGGTATTCTTGTTTTTGACGAGCAGGAGAGCTTCCCGCAAGTCCTTGTACTCTGGACGCTTTCGCAATCCAACGATGTAAAGGCAACACTGGGTAAGGTAGTCTAAAGGGTATTCACCCTTCAAATATTTCTCAAATCCGAAGTGGTTGATTGCCTTGTGTTCCCACAAACGGGCGGTCCCGATCAGGTCAACAATGACCCCGTCGATATCGCCTTCAACCTCAAAAGGTGCACCAAGATGAACCGAGGTGCCGCAATTGAGCCTTAATTGTTGATCCTGGAGGGTGAAGGTGGATTTTCTAATCCAGTTTGCCGTCAGTCCCTCATGTAGGGATGAATCGTCGAGGACCATCACGAACCGGTCCCCCTTTTTCTTGCCTACCAGTTGGTTGGCCTTTAAGACCATCTGGCGCAGGCATCTCTCTGGGCCGGCTGAGGAAGGACGGGGCTTGTAGTCTTGCTCCGGCTTTGCCTCCATGGCGGCTACCTTATGAAGCACTTCTGCTAACATATCTTATCTCCTTGCGGCAATTGTTCCCTTTAACCTATGACTTGACCATATACTAAAGGGTGGGTAATGTCACGCAAAAAGACAGCTATCCGTTCCTTTTTTACGCAGATGCGCAATAAAGGCCGGTTTAGCCAGTCTGTTTGGGTGACGTTGTTTTAGGCCAGAAGGGCCATGGATTTTCCGAAAGCGAAGTTCAGGGCGTCCCTGAGCTTGCCGTGGGGTATGTAGCGGTGATCCGAAAAGCCGCTGGGGATGTAACGATGGCCAGAAAAAAGGCTGGTCATCGGGGCGAGCCTTGCAACTGCCCACCCTTGACGGCAAAACCACACATGGATTTCGCCGAGAACATATTGATTAGCGAAGTTGGGCCCTTTTGACTTGTTTACGAAACCAAGAGAGCGGGCGTAATCCGCAAGTTCGAGATCTTCTCTCATGTCAACCTCCCTGCTGCAGAAGAAGACCGCCTGCGCTCTCGATGGAGGCGATTGGGCTACTTGTGTCAAGTGAGAGGGCTTTTCTTTTGGCATATTCAAATGCCTCGTTTCGTTCCGCGAAGTATTCGAACTTCCGATAGGGATACTCAAGGGAATACTCGAATTTCGCGACAGTCCAGCGTCCCGAGTCTGGATTTCTCCATACATGGTAAGCGTCAAGCTTCGAATGAATCGTAAATCTGTACACCTTATGCCTTGGTATCGAGCACATCTCCTCTTCGGAGATATCTATGAAACCACTTGCCTTTGCGTATTCCACCAACTGTTCGTTGGCAAAATACTTTGTGGCGACAGCGGCGAATTCAAGGAGCGAATAGAAAATCGCGGCCAGTACGAAGCACAAAACAGTGTACAAGAAGATAGTTAGAAACATTTTGTTTCCTCCCTTTAGGGTAATTACTGCCGAGACTGTGAGCACGCCCCTATGGGCGCCATGTCGTCCTGTGAGGGACGTTACGGTGTTCCCGCAGGAAGCACGTTCAGGTTCCGGTCTGGTTGTTTTGGTGCGACAGCCGTTGCTTCAATTGCGCCACAACCCCTACCTGTACTTGGTGGGTGTTAAGGCAGCAGTATCGATACGCTTTGACATGCCGCATCCGCAGACGAACAGGTAATCATGTTCGTACTGTTTTCCTTTTGATTCGCACTGGCAATCGGGGCAGGATAGAAAGTAAAAGCCACGGTGCATTGCTAAATGCAGTTTATTGCTGGTTGGTGCCATTTTGGTTCCTCCCTTTAGGGTAATTTTGCCGAGACTGTGAACACGCCCCTATGGGCGCCACGTCATCCTGTGAGGGATGTAACGGTGTTCCCGCAGGAAGCACGTTCAGGTTCCGGTCTGGTTGTTTTGGTGCAACAGCTTATGCTGCTTTCCTGTCGATCATCTCTGCGTGGTCCTGCCGGCGGTGTATTGCCTTCAGGCAGAGATTCGCAATCACGCGATAAGCGCTTTCGCGATCCTCCTGGTTGGTGGCGATGCAGAGCAACTCGGAAACGATATCCTTCACCGTCACCTTGTCGAGCAGCGTCCCGCCATTTATGCCATTTGGGTAGAGGACCTTCATGACACTTGAGGTTTCCGTGTAGCAACCCGTGGGCAGTTTGGGGCTCAGGAAAACCTGCGCTCCAATTTCCGTCCCGAGCGCCACATAATCCTGCGCCTCTCCATTTTCTGCTCTCTCCATGCGGAGTCGCCTGATAGAAAGCACACTGTAACCCAGAACGTCCCTGTAGGGATCTTCCCCCAGAGCGTCCTTGTCTGTCGCGATCCTGAACAACTTGTCGATCATCCTGACGATTGTCAGTGAATCATCAATCTGTTCGGAGGCGATTCCGTGCGGGTAAAGGATCTGTACGACCTTGCCCGATTTGCCGAATGAGTCTCCGTAGGCCGCTTGCTTGGTGGCTACAAGAGATCCGATTTCTGCGCCTAGTTTGGATAAAGCCAAAACCAGGACTTGTCTCATCTTTTCCATTTTGTTTCCTCCCATCTTTTCGATTTAATAGGGTAATTTACTCGTTCATTGCTGAACGAAAAAAACCGCAGCTCTCCTGTTGAATAAAACAAGGAAGCCAGGCGGCTTGAGTTCAGCCAGATTAAAACAACAATCCGGCCTACCAAAAATAATAACTACCCGAGTATTACTTACGGGAGTTATTGTAATGCGGGGGAAAATTGGGTTTGGGGCTGGAAACGTGGTTCCCGGAGGCCCTGCAGGATAAAAAGGCATCTTGCCCAGGCCAGTGCCGTGCGCTGCCATTCCACCGCCGGGTTTGCCTCGGGAAGAAAGAGATGGTCCTGTCCGATGATGTAGGCGAACGCCCACTCAAGCGACTTGACTGATTCGATTAATGAATTTGTGGAAGCTACCGTAAGCGCCCAGTCCCGGGACTCGAAGGCGGCAAAGAGATTAAGTGCGCGATCCGCCATGTCGTACCACCTTTTAAGGTCGCCCAGCGGGGGTATCCATAGTTGCTGCTTATCGATGAACGTCTTCCGGAAGGCGGTAAGGTATTCCTTGATATCCAGGGAGCCTACGTTCAGGGTGCCGCCGAATCCGGGCTCCCTCTGCGTGTCTCTCAGCACGGTGCCGCATTTGGACAACAGGGCGCACCGGATAAACTCGTTCATGCCGACCATCACCGACCGCAAAAGAGTGCCTACGAAAAGGCCGGCCAGCTCCGCCACCTCGCGACTGATCCCCCTGTCGTTAGAGTACACAGAGAAAGGCAAAATAGTCACCCACCGGGATCTGAGATCCTGAAGGCTGCACCGGTTTAGCCCGTGCTCGATGCTGCGGTAGAATGTACCCCGGAAATTGTCGATCGTGACTGACTGCTGGTCCAGGTTGTCTGCTCCGCTGACCAGCCAGCCGCGGGATGGTTCGTGCAGCCAACCATCTCTGTCAGGGTCGGACAGGGTGGCCATGTGCTTCGAGATGTCCGATACGATATAAGAGTGCCCGTTCTTCCGGCACCAGGCGGCGGCGTGGGACAATGCCGATCCGGTCGGGTGGGAAACGATCACGGGG